CCAAACCCTAGTAATGTAGCTGGGTTGGTTGCTACACCTGCTTGTGTATAAATACTACCTACTGGAAGCAAAGCATCTTTTGCAGAAGCAATTTCAGAAGCAATTGCTGCTGCTACATAAGCAGTGGTAGCAATCTGTGTTGTGCTTGTTCCAGAAGCAGCGGTCGGTGCTAATGGGGTGCCAGTAAGCGTTGGACTAAGTGTGTTTGCTTTAGTTGCAATGGCTGTTTGTATTGCATTAAACTCATCGTCAATCTCTGTACCCTTGACGATCTTATTAGCATTACCAGTAGCCAAGGCATCCTTTGATGCAAAGTCTGTTGTTTTTGAATAGTTACTCATTAAATAGTCCTACCTGTTTTAGCATAAACGTCTAGTTTCTGTACGCTTAGTTGTGCGCCATCAATTACTGTTTCAATACCCAACTGCACAATGGAACCATTCCCTGAAACAGAATAATCCACACGATCCAACGCAATACCAGAATTATACTCAGCAATTGTATCAGCATTTGATCCATACTCAGCTACTCCATACTCTGAAATAACAAACTCTTTTAGTACAAAAGGAAAGCTAAAATAATTAGTTGTGTAGTCGTAACCAATCTTTAATACAAATGGTTGTGCAGAAGAACCAATAGCTGTAACAGCAGCTCTCTTAATAATCTTATTTACGTTCTGTGCATTAAAATCAAAGTGGTTTGTAAAGTACCTCATCCTATAAGAGCTACCATTATCTGTGTACAAACCATACTCAGCAATTCCGTCTACTTGTGAAAAGTACATCTTATTATTTGTTTTATCATACAGAAAACCACTATGATCTATTCCACTCCAGGTAGTTACACGAAGTGACTGGTCTTCTAGTTTGTTTTTTGTATCAAAACAATAAACGATATTAGCACTAGGCAAATACAACAAATAAAAAGCCTGTTCTGGAAAGAAACAAGAACGAATTAAAGTCTTGTCTTCTTCCCTGTTTATAGACTCAACAAAAGTATTCCTAATGTTTTTAGACAAATCTCCAATTGGACTGGACTTTTCTTGAACAGTACGACCAATACTTCTTAAGCCTGTTGCAGACAAAAAGACTACATCAGTTCCAATGTTTTGAATTGTGTTCTTGTCAATACAACCAACACCCTCAAGAACCTCAACAAGTCTTAGTGTGTTTACATCAAAGCTACCTTGAAAGGAATCGTTATCCTCAAAGATAATAATATGATCTGAACAGAATACAATCAAAAAACCATTGTGTGCAGCAAGACCAGTAATAACGTCTGCACCTTTAGACAGCACACCAGTAATGTTTAAAGTACCAGCACTACCACTTCCCCACTTAACACCATTTAACAAGTCAGAAAAGTAGATCGTTGTTTTGTTTGTTGTAGTATCAGCAGCCCACAAACGACCATAAGCAGACAGTACAATATCAGCATTTGGTGCTGTACCATTGTAGTCTGCATGTTGATCTATGCTCTTAAATTCATCAGCCGTTGTTTCGTTAGTATAGTACAGTGGCTTATAACCACGCTGAAAAAAGTATGCTCTATCGTTTAGTGTAACGGCTTGCCAGTTACCATCTGATATAGTATCAGTAGTAGTTGGTGTGATTGTTGATAGTGTTGTAAAGCCTTTATAAAAGGTATCTTCAGACCAAGAAAGAAAAGTATTTATTCCAAGAACATCTAAAAACGTATGTATTCCTTTTAGGTTTACACCTGTACCACCTGTAGTAGTACGATAGAACCAACCTTCTCTTGCACCAAGCCTACCAAACTCATCAATAACACAGTTGTCTGCCTCAAGAGCAAAACTAGGATCATTAGCAACACTGGACTCTTGGGTATTCAAACCTAAGAATGCTGGTGCTACTAACGATGATGTAATTAGTTCTTTTGCCATTAGGACGTACTCACTACAAAGCTCGTTTCTTCAAGTGTCAAAATACAGGACACCCCTGTAGTATCAGCTTGTGCCTCAATGGTATAACCAGGTTCAAGCATGACATAAATACCAGCCTGTCCAAACTGAATGTAATCACCAGAGTGAAGAGACTTAGCACCAAGAACAGTAATAGTATCGTCATTAACAATACGAATACCAACATCACTAATAGTTGATCCTGTGCCATTACTAACAAAAGCTAATACCCACTTTGCTCTTGTGTTTGCAGGTACTGTATAAATAGTAGCCCAGCTTGTAGCTAGGTTTTCTACCAATACTGTCTTAGACTTCATAGAACAATGTCTCCTCTGGGTGCTTAATTGCATCTAGTGCAATAGCATCATCAAGGGCATTCTTAGCTCTAGCATAAGCAGACACAGGATTCATACCACCATCTTCACCACGTTCTTCTACAGCAAGAGCATAAGCAAGCATCTCAATAGGAAGTGTTGGTATATTAAATGTTGTTGAATCGCTTTCTAGTTCAGGTGTACGAAGAATACAGTTAAAGCGTAGATCGTATGCTCCGTCTGGTTTTGGATAGATATCAACCTGTGTATCACCATTAGCATCAATACCATTGAAGCTGTAGTCTGTTGGTGATCCTGTTTGTGGTGTACCAACCAGATAGTACCTTGTCATTTCATGTGCAGGAAGATACTTAAGAAATACATCGTTAGTATCGTTTAACACATCAAGAACAGTAATTTTATTTTTTGATCCTGTAAGTACGTAGTTAAAAACGCCTTCTTGTGTGGTTGCACTGAGCGTTGTACGCAAGCCAGACCAACTCCATGCGTTCTCTACTGTATCCTTAGCATCATTAATCAACACACCAATCAAGGTTGAGTATGATGATTCATTGACAGTACCTACAGTACGTTCTCTAAGGCGTTTAAGTACCTTATTAACCATTTCAAGATATGTCATTTGTCTACCTTGTGATTTAATTTATTTTCAATAGAATCTAACTTGGCGTAAAGTCGTTCCATAAACCTATTGAACTCATCTTTATTAACATAGTTACCAGCAACAAGGACTTCAATATGATTTACTTTCTCAACCAAATGCTCGTCTGCTTCTTGTAGGTCCTTTACTGCACCCCACATAACGCGAAGAAAGAAACCAAGCAAGCCACTAATCCCAGCAACTAACCAATTAAATAATTCTTGTTCCACTTGTTTCTCCCTTATGATCTTTTATAAAACAAAGCAATAACTGCACCACTGCCTCCTGCTGTAACCACTGCTGTGTTAATGCTCTCAAAAGAAATAAGCCCATGTTTTGACGTTACTGCTGGGGATGTGATGTCACCATCAGAGACAAAGATATGCTTACCTTGCAAGTCAGACAACGACTTTGATTCGCTTGCTTGCAATTCAAATACTTCACCATCCATGTA